TGTACCTAAATAGTTTTGTATATGTATTTCTTGTGCCAAACTAATAAACTGTATAAACTTATCTGTATCTACATTTGAATTTAACGCAGTGTTTTTAACTAAATCTGACCTTTTTATAAATAGTGCTTTTGCCATTATTCTTCTATATTTATGGATTCATCTTCTATAACTTCACTATTTTCCTTTTTAATTCCTGTTTCCTTTTCTATCTCAGCATCTGTAATAGCATTTGTTAAATCAGTAAATTCTAAAGGTTGTAATGTTTTAAAGTATATATCTAATTCGATTCCGTTATACATCAATATTCTTTCTAGCTCATCTAATATAGTAACTTGCATTGGTCTAATAACTGTGTTGTCCATAAGAAGTGAAGCTGTTTGTAATTCTTCAGCATTATTACCAAGTCCAGTATTGTCTTTTATACCTACAAGCATAGGCGATACAATTCTGTGAGATACCATAACTTTTCTCATAGATTCGTCACTAAGAAACTTGTATTGCTCATGTGCGTCACTTAGTATCACTGGCTCAATACTTGCAGACAGTTCTTTGCTATCGTTAAATGCCAATATAAATCTACCAGCATTAGAAGAACCACTGAACTTTTCTTGAATGTTTTGCTCTATAAGAGACCTTTGCTCTTCTGTAGGAACACCATTATTGAAGTTAATAAGCATACTTGGAGCAAGACCATTCTGTATGTTATTTATATGATAGTTCGCTATCTCTTCTTCTAATTCGGCATATTGTAAACCTCCTTGATAATCTACTGGCGAATAGTAATAAAATCCTGCTCTGTAAGGCTTAATATATAATATTTCTAATCCAGAATTACTTGTACCAAAAGCAGGTATTCTTTTAGGGCTTAACTTAGATGTAATCTCTGACCAGTCCTTTGCATAGTAATAAGCCTGTATTTGACCCTTGTTATTTGCCTTCTCTGCCCTTAACGTCTCTACAGGTATGTGTTCTACTTGAACAATCTTTTTTCTGTCCTTAGAATAGATTATTTGTAGTGCAGCTTGACCCATCATTTTATAGTCATAGCATATCTTTTTCATACAGTCTTTAGTAAAGAGTTCCTTCATCTCTTTATAATCCTTTTCATTTTCTTTACTATCAACTGCGTCTAATCCTTTTCCGTATATCATTTCTGCTATACCATTTATTGCAGCATTGTTTGTAGCACTTCCATTATATCTATCTATTAGATAATTAAAATAGTTGTTGTCGTCTCCGTACTCTACCCAATCCCTATTGTATTGTTCTTTTATTTCAGGGCGTGTATAAGATGACATATTGACTATATGTATCTTTCCTTTTTCTGCTTTTGGCAATGGTTTACTATTATATCTTTTTTTTGCCATTTTATTTACTTTTCTCATATTATTACAAAATCGTTATCGTATGTGTCTTCTGTTGTATATACACCAGAATTTACATCAAAGGTATTAAAATTAGTTTGGTCTGTGCAAAAAATAGAGCCTCTATATATAATTACAGAACCATTTTTTATGGCAAATGAATAAAATCTGCCTTCAACTAAAGAAAAACTACCTGTAACAGTCATATATCCGTTTGAATTAGATACAGAAACAGAAATGGAACTTGTAGTCCTTTTAGATTTATCAGTTAGTTCAAACGTAACTGAGCTTTCTGCACTTCTAGGAATTACCTTAAAACTCTGAGCGTCTGTTGATGTTGTTAATACTACCATATTATAAGTAACAAAATATCTTTAATTTGTTTTCATAAAAAAAGGGATACCGAAGCATCCCTTAATTTAACCTAATTAAATTTAGTAATTATGAATTAGTACCTTCTGTTGGTGTAGCAAATCCTGCATCACTCAATGCAGTAGCAACTGTTCCATCACTAGCAACATCTATAAAATTAGCTGGAACTTTTTCCATTCCAGTTAAAGTTAATGTGTAACCACTTAAATCTCCCATAGCAGCGCCAGTCACAATTGTTCCTCCAGAAACATCAGCTCCGTTTTCAAGACCCATAATAAATAAATTTTTATTATAATCCTCTACAACAACATGAGGTCTTCCGTAAGCAATAAGTTTTAATTCCTTATTGTCTTCTTTAGTTAATTTATGTAATGTTAAATTTAATGTTTGTTCAAAGAACGTTGTACCATTTTCTCTTGACGAAGTGATATTTTGCTCAAATGATGAGTTGCCTTTTACTTCATATTTAAAACTAGCAACAGATGTCCCAACACTAGTTACAACGTCATCATCAGGGTCTGCTGCATAAGTAATTGATGTAAAATCATCAAAATCTACAAAGTAAACATTTTTAATACCACCTACTACGTCTTTACAAGGTTCTTTTCTTCCTAAGTTTAGTCCACAAGCCATAGTTTATTATTTTTTATAAAATTAGGGTAAGTAGGCATCTACCCACCTACCCTAATTTTTGGTTAATTTAATTTATTAAGAATATAGCACAATGTCTGAACCAATTCCGTACTGAACACCAGCAGTAAATCTCATAACAACTCTTACGTTTTGAGAACCATCTAGGTCAGCCATGTCGATTAACTTAACTTCGTTGTGGTCAGATAAAAGACCTGTTCCGAAGAATAAGTTAGATTTTTCAGCAGCAACAGCTTTGTTATCTCCAAGTCCGTTAGCAACAAATAATTTTACACCATCAAAAGATAATGCTCCATTTTGCCACCACATAGTACCTTGATTAGATACACCGTTAGCACCGATGCTAGATACGTTTTCAGTTCCAGCAGCATTTTCTAAGATTCCAAATCCTCCTAGTGCTCTTACATAAGCTCTAGCGATGTTTTGAGATACATAGATGTATAAATCTTCTTTTCCGTATAAAGCAGAAGGAATAGCGTCAACTATTTTTCCTAGCTCTGCGATTACGTTAGCAGAAGTTACAGTTCCAGCAGCAACGTCAATAACGTCACCATCAGCACCTAATAAAGTAGTAAATCCATCGAATTCACCAGCATTAGCGTTAACACCTGACCAGATATTGTTTTCTGTTTTTTCAGCAACTAATCCAGAAACGTGACCGATTAAGTAGTCACTGAATTTAGGAGGTAAGTTGTCAAAAGCAGAGTATCCCATAGATACAGCTTCCCAGTCACTTCTAAAGTCTTTCTTACAAAGCTCTAGGTTTACTTGGAATTCTTCTGGTTGAAGGATTCTTTCAGTTAATGTAATAGTTGCAGTATCAGTGAAATCACAAGTTGCATCTTTGATTACGTTAGCATCAGTAGCAATTTTCTTGATTACTTCTTTGAACTTTACATTTGGTTTGATTTCAATACCACCTCTGTCAAGTGTAACACCTGATAATAAAGCAGCAGAAATGTACTTGCCTGCAAATTCGCCAGCGTAAGTACTTGTAATTGATGTAGTAGTAGCCATTTTTTAATTAATTTTAGTTTTTAGTTTATTTTAAATTAGCAATTCTGTTCATTACTCTATCTCTAGTGCTCATTATCTTGTTTTGACCAAAAGATTTAAAGTTTTGTTTTACTTCCCCTTCAGGGTTGTGTGAGATTGGTTCTGAAGCTGGTTCAGCAGATAACTTTTCTATTTCTTTTTGCATAGATAGTTTTTCTTCACCGTAACCTAATTTCATTTCTTCAATCATACCTTTTAATTCAGAGATTTTAGATTCAAATTCGTCTTTACTTACGTATTTCATTTCATCCATCTCAATTTCTTCAGAGGCTTCCTCTATTACAAGAACTTCCTCTTGTAAATCTTCAGATACAACTTCTTCAGAAGATAACTCCTCTTTTACTTCTTCTTGACAAGCAAGCTCAGTAAGTTTTTGAGACATTTCTTCTTCTTCTTTAATTTGCTCAGAAAGATTTACTTCTTGATTCACCTCAACTTCTTTTACTTCATCTTTCTTAACTAACGATAGTTTTTCCATGATGTCGTTCAAAATTGATGTAGCTTTAGTGTTTTCCATAAATTTAGATTTATAAATTAATTTATCTTAACTAATTAACTGTATATAAAAAGGTTGTTAGATTTTTATGCTTTTTTCTGTATTATAAACCATTCAGAGCCATCTGACCAAATCATTAATCCTTCATAAGAAACATTTAACTCATAATAATCAGATGAACCATCTAATGTTTGACCAGCTATAGGAGTTAATCTCACTCTTGTATTTGTGTTAAAACCTCCATTTGTTACTAGTCTTATAATTCTGTTTGTGTTTTTAGAAGTTGTAGCATCTGGCAAACTTAAAACCATATTTCCAGAACCACCTGACCAGCTTAATTTAATCATTCTTGAGTCATCATAAAGAGAATCGTCTAAATCAAGATTAACACCATCAGAAGCAGTAATATCTGTGTTATGAATATAATTTATAACTTGACTTATAGTTGCTTTTTTAGTTTCGCTACTTTGAACTACTGCAAAACTTTCTGTTCCTTGTAATTCTGTAGCTGCATTTAATTGTGATATTTTTTTTGACATTATTTATAATTTTATATTATTACCGTTTTCTTGTAGTATGTTTCCTCCTGATTCTAATAATAAAACACCTACTCCTGATATTCTACCTACACCTTGACTTCTTAAAGTTCCATCACAACATTTTCTTGA